ATTAAATTTGCTCCAATAGAGATTTGACTTCAGTAATTGTATCCTGAATAGTCATCTCCCTATTGTCCAGAACATGCCAGAAATTAGAATGGTCATAATTATCCAAATCTAGCGCGGTTTCGCTGTCATGGTCGTCCTCATGAACATTCCTCTCCAATCTCAATACTTTGCCACCAGCTTTTTTGATGGCCTCAACTTCATTAGGAAATCTAACATCTGCTATAATAGCAAGATCACTACCTTCTTTTGTAATTTTATTAATACAGGCATTTGCCCATACGTTGTTGTGTATTTTTCTCATGATGTCAGTCCCAAAGAACTGCATAAACTCACGCGCAGTCATTTCGCCTTCGCGCCAGCCCCAGCTTTTCTTTGCGTCTATAGGCATCTTTTTCATTAGTTTCATATTTTGAAACCTTGGCATATCTTCCCATCTGATATGATCTAATACTTGGTTTTTCTGATCGTTAGTTCCATACGCCTGCTCGTATGTAAATCCAAATAGATTGATACACATGTCCTTCAAGGAGTCAGCAAAGTTGTATGCTTTTACAAAAGGCCACATATTATAGTGAGCGTACTCAATAAATTCTTCATCTTTTCTCTCGATGTCAAACTCACCCCAACCTTCAATGCCTTTGGCGTTTGTAGTTTTAATCAATAGTTTGCCAAGATTGTTTACAGAATAATCAATGATAAGCCCTTGTTTTAACAATATATCTCCATGTATGATATTAGAGATAGTTGTTTTACCCGCTTGCTTCTTGCCAGAAATTCCTAGTATCATTAATAAAGTCCCTCCACTTCCGGTAGTATGTGTTTTTGAATTTTTTTAACTGATGTGTCACCGATATCTTTTTTAAGCATTGTTGGATATATTAGATTAAACATTCGATTTAATTCTCGTTGAATTTTCATTCTACCTTCTCGGCCAGCTTGATCGTTGTCTGTTAATACAATTAGATCTGTTACTCCGCTAGTAATCAGTAATGATTTTTGAGCATCGGACAAATCCTTACCAAACAGACCTACGCAGTTTTCTACGCCTGCCTCATACATTCTCCATACATCGCCTTGCCCTTCAACTAAAAATAGTGCATGTTTATCTCTAGCGACATCTATCGCATTGTCATAATTATAAAGATAGTCGGTTTTTTTAAACCCGTTAGAGAATAGGTATTTAGGTTGAATAAAGTTCTTTACTGCTCTAGCTATGTAGCCAACTTCCTTACTCTCGAATGTAACAGGGATGATTGCTCGATTCCACATGGAAGAAGTTTTATCTATACAATCTTTTACTCCGAAATGGGACAATGTGTCAGGTAAAAATCCACGTTTTTCAAAATAAAATGAATTGTTGAGTGTTTCTACATCTCGAACATACTCGTTATTATATCTGTTATTCACACTCTTCCCAAATATTTTTATTATCTCTTCTAGTTCTGTCTTTTCTGCTTTTGGTTCAAGCTTCTTGCCATGATCTTTATTGACATTGTACAATTGACATACGAACCTCAAGGTGTCAGAAAATGTCGGGTCTTGTCTACAACCCCTGACGAATCCAAAAATATCAGTACCAAAATCATCATGACAATTATGCGTCCAGCATTTCCACTTTTTATGGGGGATGGATATAGACACGCCATTTGGATTGTCACCACCATGAATCGGACATGGCATAAAGATATTATCACCCTTCGCTTCGTACTCTACTCCTAAATGACCTAAAAGCAAATCAATATTATTAACAATAGTCTCTTTGACTTTTTCTAGATCAAGTTTTTGTTTTGTCGTACTCATACCATAATAATCCGCAGTTAGCAAGTGCATAGGAAACCCAAACAAAGGCGTGAGGATAGTCACGCTGCTTCAAATTACTATACGCTGTTATGACGTAGCATACAGTCGCAATAGACAATGGAATTATACTCATTTTAAATCATTTCTTTCGAGGTGACTTGCGTATTTTAAGAACTTCTCTTCCATGAGGTCGTAATAAATTACATTGCCTTCTACTCTTCTTCTAGCATATTTAGATACGGTTGTTAATCCGCTTTCATATACTTTAGTTACTTCAAGTATTTCTTGATTCTTTGGAAACGGATATCTTTGTCCGTGTTCAGGGCCGCCATTAAATACGCCTTCATATTTACTCATTATTGTCCTCGTCAAAAGGTAGTTCTGCGCCCTCTATGGCGTCTGTGTTTCCAGATTTTAGGAACTCGTCTCTTGTTCTAAGCTCTGTTAGTAGAGCGTGAGCGCCATCCATTCTTAGGTTAATATAATTTCCGTCTTGCATCCCCGGCCCATGCCTAGATACAATCGGTACAAGTTTTCTATTTCCAGCGCGAGGGCCGTCCTCTGCTGTTTCTTCTGCTGACTTTTCTTTGAATATAGAGAATGATGTACACAACCAGATAAGTCTGTCAGAACCGCTTACAGCATCCGTAGATTCTTTAGTGATACCATCCCTATTTAACTGCACAAATGCTAGACAGGCAAAGTCATATTTGACTGCTAGATTGTGAAGGTTGGTAATTTGAAATCCAAGTGCTTGATACTCCTGAATATTTCCAGATATACCAGAGGACGACATGAGTTTAAGATAATCATATACAACTAAACATTCATTTGTTCTTCCGTTCTCATCTGTGCCGACCTCTTGAATTACCCACCGTTTAATGTGATTAAGTATATTCTCGAATGGCGCTCCCGCAACACTGACATAAGTATATGGTATGCTTTTAATTTGCTCTACTGCTCTTTGTACGGAGATATATTTCTCTTCATCTTCTGAAAAACTTCCGTTAGCTATTTCATTAATTGGCACACCGCTTAAACTGGACAAAATCCTATTGAGATGATCTTCTTTGCTCATCTCGGTATCGAGCATTAGTACCGGAACACCCTGTTTAGCCACATGTACAGCAACATTGTCGCCAAACACAGACTTGCCAACTTTAGGGCGAGCAGAAACAAGATCAACACACTTACGTCGCAGACCACCGCCGATAGCAGCGTCATATCTATCGAATCCACTTGGGATGCCGATTTGATCGCACTTGTTCTCAACGAGGAAGTCAATGTATTCATCTACATCTTCTCCAATTTTCTCAGGTTTATCTCTTGTATCATCTTCTCTTAAAAATTCAGTTAGTGGACCTTCTGCTATTGAGATTATTTCATCAATGTCTTCATCGCCATTGATATCTTCTATATCTTTGCCAATTTTATTGGCAATGCTTCTAATCTTTCTAGCAAACTCAAACTTTTTTACCTGTGCCGCAAAATGAATTACATTATCTTTATTGACGGGAAAATCCATCAAACTTTTAATATACTGTAATTCTTGTTTGGTTTGGATTATTTCCGAGAAACCCAATTGGTCGGCAGCGGAAAGTAAAGACGGAAGATCAACCGAAGCTTCTTTGGATAGAATCTTTTCAATACATCTGTATATCAACTGATTATTTTGACTACAGAAACTATTATGGTCAATTATATCACTAATTTCAACATAAGATTCTAGACCGTAAGCGAAAAGCCCAGCAAGAACTGCTGTCTCTGCACCTTGGTCTCCAAGTCTTTTAGACATTATCTACCCCCGCACCGATTACATCGGTGGTATTCTCCATAGATTAAACTTGGGTGTTCCATGTAGGTTTTTCCGCAAACCGAACATTCTAGTTCTACTTTATTAGTTTTACCTCTAGTTCTATCTGCGCGTTTTCTACTTGATTCAAACTCATCTTCACCTACATGAAACTCACCAGTATCTACCCACTGGTTCTTTCTAGCTTTCACTGGAGTTCTCCTTGTCGATTCATTAATATTACGAGATACAGTAAAATCTTCATTCACCGTATTTTTTGAGGAAACCGCTTCCTCGTTTTTTGGTTCTTCTTTTGTTTCTACACCCATCGTATCACCGATGGTTTTGAATACCTGTTGAAATTGAGCGATCTGATCTGGATTAAGTGATTTAATAAAATTAGCCATATCTTCTGGATTCATTTTCTCTTACCTTTTTCAAAAAGTATGTCAGCCTTCCTACGTATATTATACTCTCTAGTCTTGATATTTTCAAGTCTTCCTTGAGCAGTTATTTTCCATTCGTTAATTTTGTGCGCCAAATCATCATTCCTAAGAATTGTTGCGACTTTAGTTTCATGCTTTGCGTATGTATCCCACACACCGCTAGATAACTGTTCAGATA